AGCCGATGCGCATGGTCGAGTTCAAGCCGCAGCCATCCAAGATCGAACTGCGCATCACGACGCGATGAGCAACCCGACTCCGAAAAGGGAGTTCGTGCAGGAGTACGACGCGGAAACCCTGCGCCTTGCCAAGCTGCGTCGCGAGTCGCACGGCGCCGCGGCGGGCACTAAGGGGCTGTGCGATACCACACATGCCGACCCGAAGGGCATCGCCGGCGAACTTGCCGTGGCGCGCGCGTTCGGCTTCTCGATGGAAAAGGCCGTCAATCAGCCCGAGGGCGATGGCGGCGTGGACTTCACGTTTCAGCTTGCCGGCCGGCTGGTCACGATCGATGTCAAGACGGCCAGCAACCCGCTGTTCCTGATCGTCGAGAAACACAAGATCACCCGCGTCGCCGACATCGTCGTCCTGTGCGGCATCGATCTATTCGGGTTCGTGACGTTTATCGGCTGGGAGTACGGCATCACGCTCGCCAGCTCGCCGGTGCGCAGCTTTGGCTATGGGCCGAACTACGCCATCGCCGCCGAGAAGCTTCGCGGCATGGGCGAGCTGGCCCAAATCCTTGCGAGGCGCGAACGATGAAGAAGCCAATCACCGAAGGGCGGCTGCGATACCAGGCGATGCGCTGCGAGACCGCCAAGTGCAAGCGCTGCAAATGTCGCTGCGGCGGCGCGTTCCACGGCACCAAGCACGCCGAGGACTGGATCGCCGAAGAAGTGTTGCGCGACAAGGTCAAGGCACAGCAGGTGCCGCAACAAGACGATTGGGTCGGCTACACCGGCTTTGAGAAATACATTTTGGATGAAGCGAGGTCGATGTGCGACGGCGCCGCCCCAAACAACCCGGACTGAGATGGCTTCCGAAGGCCGCTCTCAAGTGGGTGGATGGCAGCGGTGCCGTCAATTTACTGCCGCGTCAGCACGCGCTGTATCTGAACTTGGAGATCCCCAACGAGCCGATCCGCGCCACCGAGCGCGGAATGCAAGCGACCGTGATGGAGTACATCGACAAGTGCTACCCGCAGATCGGCCCGCTGTGCTTTCACGTGCCGCTAGAACTCCTGCGCCGCGAGACGCACACCGCCGGCATGTTCCGCGCCTTGGGCGCGCGTGCTGGCGTTGCAGATGTCGTGATGCTGATGCCGCGCGGCGCGTATCACGGGCTGCTGGTCGAGCTGAAGATTCCGCCGCGCCGCCCCACTGACACCCAGGTCAATTTCCTCGAGCTGGCCCGCGCGCAGGGGTACGCGGCGTGCTGGTCCGATTCGATCAACACGGTGCTCCGACTCATCGATGTGTACTTGAAGCTGCCGCCGCGTGCGGTGCTGTCGGAGCTGACACCCAAACCACTAGAGGCACTACATGAACACCGTCGTCGCACAAAAGCCCGCCGCGAAGCCCATTGAACTGATCCGCTCGCAGTTGTACCTGCCGTCAATGCAGGAGCAGCTGAAGAGCGCGCTGCCGCCGCATGTGACGGTGGAGAAATTCTTGCGCGTCGCCATGACCGCGCTCCAGCAGAACCCGTCATTGCTCAACGCTGATCGGCCGTCGCTGTTCGCGGCCGTGGTGACCGCCGCGCAGTTGGGGTTGCTACCCGATGCGCAACTCGGCGAGGCGTACTTTGTGCCGTTCAAGGGCAAAGTTACGTTAGTCCCAGGTTATCGCGGGTTAATCAAGCTGGCGCGCCAGGGTGACATCGGCTTTGTCGAAGCGGAGATGATTCACGAGCGCGACGCAGTCGACTACGTACTCGGCGACGATTCACGATTCTCCGCTGTCGTGAACTGGCGTGACCGAGGGGAGCCAGTGGCGGTCTACGCTGTTGCCAAGTACCGCGACGGCGGGATCGCCGCCCGCGTGGTGATGACCATCCAACAGGTCGACAATATCCGCGCCCGCTCGCAGGCCGCCAACGGCCCAGCCTGGACCGACAACTACGAAGAGATGGCGAAAAAGACCGCGCTGCGCCGGCTCGCCAAGCTCTTGCCGCTCTCGACCACGGCAAGCAATGCCTTTCGCCTGTCCGAGCTGCACGAAGAGCTGGCCCGACACGGTCGGGTGATCGAGGGGCAGGTAGTCGACGACGATGCCGGCAAAGATGAGCCGCCACCGCCCGTTTTGCCCCCAGAGACGAAGCCCAGACGCCGTAGGACGGCGCTCGATGAGATCACCACCAAGGCACAGCACGCGCCGACAGAGCCACTACAGGCGTCAGGAGAGGCCGACAGCCCCGGTCTGACTGTCGACCCAGAGACCGGCGAAGTCACGGCCCCGGACCTGTTCGATGAGCCGAAAGCGTAACCGGCAGGCCGCGCCGTTCAAGCAAGCGACTTGCGTGGTCTGCAAACGGCAGGGAATCGCGGCGGCAGACATCTTCCCGTACTGGTGGGGTCTGCCCATAGGGCACAGGTGGTGTCACCAACCTTGCGCAGAGCGATACCGCGCTGCGCTAGTCGCAGCTCAACGGCGACGAGCAGTTGAGGGGAACAAACCAGCGGCGCAGGAAGGAAATAGGTGTGTACCCGTGTCATATGGTGCGGCGCGATCCAGCATGGCGCGGAAAGTACACAAACCGTACAAAGATGCAATCGGAGATTGAAACGAGCCGTGAATAAAGAGCACTCGGAGTACGCCAAAAGCTATGTCGGTGCCATGCAATGGAGGCAGCCACGCAGGGCACCAACCTGGGCCGAAGTGGCCGCCGCCTACGATGCGGGAATTACGCACGCCATCGCTGTAACGCCGGCTAAACGCCAGCAACTCATTCGCTACTTCCGCGCGCTGCGGGTCATCAATGGAGAGCGCGCGCGGCGCGAGAAATGAGCGGGTCAAAGATCAACCCTAATACGTGGAAAGGAGAAGTACGTAGCGGGGGCTATATAGCGCGCAACCCCAAGCCCGTCTCAGCAAATTCCCCGCATTGGAAAGGCAAGTACTACCTACTCGGATACGGCTGGGTTTGGGTGTCCGGGTGGGATCGTCGATCGGGGCTGATTCGGCTGTCGTTGGAAGACATGACAGACGATGCCGCACGTAAGTTTTGCCAGCCTAAGGGTGTCAACAGTCCCCGTTCAGAACCCCGACAAAGCGGGGAGGAACGCCCCGAATCCGGGCAAGACGACATCCCTTTCTAGTCAACAGTTAGTTGAATGGCATTAAACCTTGATGTACGGTCCCTTACCGGGGATCAGTCGTCACCTGTAAAGGAGTAGGCGTTGATGAAAATGATCTGCGAGGTCGCCGGATGCGGCGAAGAACTTTCAGAGGGAACCGGTTCAAAGGGCGGCCCCATGCTTTGCAAATGGTGCCGCGGTCCACGCTCCTATTGGGGCAAGAAATCCTTGGCGGAAAAGCGGGCGCGACGCCTGCGCCTTCAACTCTTTGAGAGCCGCCTGGAATACTACGATCCGCGCGTCGCCGAGATAATCAACGACGCACAAAAGTCTGTCGCCAACACCAAGAAGCGGGTGCAGACAGCACACGCTGCTTAACACCAAGGAGCTTCCATGAAAGAGGTCGACGGTCTACTGAATGCCAAGAGACCTAAAGTCCCAGAGCCCAAGCCGTCGCCGAAAGATTTCGTCTGGCCCAGCCAGTCCGATCACGACGACAAGGTTGCGCAGAAGATTGCCGCTTCCCTTCAAGAACTGTTGCCGCAAAAGAAATGGACTCACAGCGATCTTGCCCGCGCGTTATGGGGCTCTTACGAGAATGGACAAGCTCGCAACATCGGCGCAAGCCGCCGCTACATCACCGCTGAACATCCGATTCCGAACGAGAGAACCGCAGCGACCATCGCCGAGGTGCTTGGGGTGTCGATGGCGCGGTTGTTAGAGCCAGAAGGCAAGTTCGTTGCTTGGCCGGAGATGATCCGCGAGCGCAAGGATAGCAAGAAGGCCAAACGAGGCGGCAAGAACGGACGGGACTTGTTGAAGCAGCGCGCGTACAACGCCGCATACAGAGCGAGGAAGAAGGAAGAGAGGTTGGGCAAGGGGAAGCGCAAGTACACGCGCCGCGCTCACACCAACGGATCAGGAGAGACCCAGACCAACGGCAACGCGTGGGTATTGGCCGAGGGCATCCCGGTGCCGGATTACACCTTCGCATCGCATGAGGACTATCCCGGGCACCTGAAGATCACTATCACTGCGGTGGTGCCACACCCCCGTGCGATGGCAATCTTGCACATGCTTGAACACCAGCCAGCAGAAGAGTAACGGGGGTGCGCGGCGTCCGGGCCAATCTCATCGGTAAGCGATTCGGCAACCTGATGGTGGTTGGCCCGGCGACCGCCGCAGCGCCTGGGCAGCACTGGTCGTGCCTCTGCGACTGCGGGACGAGCTGCGTGAAGCTTGGCAAAGACCTGACCAAGCGCACGCCGACCGGCTGGGTCCACTCCTGCGGCTGTCGCGCCGCACTCACCAAGTCGATTCAAAAGCGTCTGCGCGCACAGATTGATCCACGGCTGGACCTGATTCACGTGGAACAGAAGAAACATGGATAAAATGTTTCGAGTCCGCATCGACGGCGAAGCCGAAGGGGCCGGCGACAGGTGGCCGACGCTTGCAGAGATGCAGCATTTTGTCGGCGGCTTCGTAGAGCACGTGCGCGTGCTTACGAGCGACGGCGAAGAAATACACATGCTCGTGAATGAGGACGGCTTGCGCATTGGCTTGCCGCTGAACCGTGTGGCGACGCTCCTCTATGGCGCGCCTATCGTCGGTAACGCTTGGGTCTGGTGGGGGCCGCTGCCCGAAGATGCGTGATGCTGCGCCTCCCACGTCACCTTGAAATATACCGCCGCAAGCTGCACGGCGAGTTTGGCGACTTGCACAACTTCGCGCTCGTGATTCCTAACCGTGGGTTGAAGATCATCGGCAGCGACGGCGAAGGGTGGGATCACGTTTCGGTCTCGTGCGAAGACCGCACGCCGACCTGGGAAGAGATGGAGTGGGTGAAGCGCGAGCTGTTCGAGGATGGCGATTGCGTGATGCAGCTACACGTGCCGCTGTCCGATCACAAGAATCTCCATCCTCATTGCCTGCACATGTGGCGTCCGCAGCACGCTGAGATTCCGAGACCACCGGCCTTCATGGTGGCACCGTGAAGAGGGTGAAGCCACGCGCGCCTGTGACGGTGGAGCCGCACGAGCAGCAAGTAGCACTTCGCATGGCAGTTCACTATCTACGGACGAACGCCAAGAACGACGATTCGGTAGAGAGCGACGATATGCTGCGTAGTGCAGCCATTCTTGAACACATAAAAGACACCCCGCCCCGCGCGCCTGTGACGAAAAAGAACCAACGCTGGCCCGTGTGCGGCTGGTGCCTTCAAAAACTTATACAGACCGCGCCTAATAAATGGGAGTGTTCGCGATGCCCATAGCTCATGTACGCATCCGATAAGTGCTTCTACTGCGGCGAGCTGGTCACGATCATGGATCACCATGAGGGCGTGAACACAGCCGAAGGCCTGCGGCCGGCGCACGTCGAGTGCAATTTCCGCGCAATG